CCTAATCCAACTTGGGGAGCATATCTTTATGTTGGTGCAAATGGTAGACCTAACTCATACGCATCTGTTGTAGCAACTAATGGTAACCTACACTTAGATTGCCAAAACGGATATGAAACTTATATCAACCACTATTCTGGACAAAGAACGTATCTTTATGAGATAAGAACAAACTTTATTTACGATAGAGATAATACTGGATACTATTTGGATATAAATGGTATGAACCGTATGAATGAGATACTCGTAGACCAAGGTTACAACTACGGATGGTGGAGAAACTATGGTTGTACTGGATTGTATAACCAATCATATGGTAGAGGTATATGGGCAGCTGAGTGTGGTGGAAACCCTTATGGTAACTATACAACTTATGATGGTGGTAGAAACGGATGGCAAGGTTGGGGTATTGGTAGTAGATATACCTTTATGAGTACGTTGGGTGACAACTGTGGTTTGCATGATAGTGCTAGAGGTTGGATTTGGTTAATGAGTGGAGCAGTTCTTTACTTATACTACGCATCTTCAGAAAGAATGTCAATGCAACCTTATGGTGTATATGTAAACAACGATATTCGTTCTCCGATTTTCTATGACCACGATACTGGATACTATGGTGACTTTAATTCAACATCTCGTATGTATAGAATTAACGCCAACTATTTATACGCATATGGATGGGTATTTGCGCAAGATAACATCATCGCTTATTATTCTGATGAAAGATTAAAAACTAAGTTAGGACCTATTGAAGATGCTTTAGGAAAGCTTTCTAAATTAAATGCATTCTATTACGTTAATAACGATTTAGCAAAAACATTTGGTTATAACGAAACTAAAGTACAATTAGGTCTATCGGCACAAGACGTACAAAGTATATTACCTGAAATTGTACATTTAGCACCATTTGATACGGAATTTGATGAGGAAGGTAAAATTATTGGTTCTAAGAGTGGCGAAAATTATTTAACAATTGAATATGATAAGGTAGTACCTCTTTTAGTGGAGGCTATTAAAGAACAACAAACCATTATTGATAAACAAAACAATGAAATTTCTGAAATTAAGGAAATGCTGAAAACTTTACTTAATAATAAACAATAGTTATTTTTTTAAAAACAATATATTTATAGAATATAAACAAAATACATTTATTATGGGATTAACATACGATTGGAAATTGACAGGACTTAAAAAGCAAAATAGCGAAATTCTAAATGATGCTATTGTTGGTACTAACTGGAAAATAACAGCAACAGACGAAGATGGTAATGTTGGGACATTTACTGGAGCAACTCCATTTAAAATTTCAGAAATTAACACAGGTAGTTTTACTACATACTCACAACTAACAGAAGAGCAAGTACTTACATGGATACAAAATCATGTAAGTGGTTCTAATGCATCAACTAACTATATGGAGCATATTAATACGATGATTTTAAAGGAAATTGAATCTACTAAGTGGACTAAATTAGAAGTTTCTGAAGCTGATTTACCTTGGTCACCAACATCAGGAAGTTCAGTAACGCCTAACACAATGCCACCGGCTCCTATTTAGTAGAAAATAAAACAAAAGTATTTGAAATATCCAAAGTGCAGATTTATAAACAAATTTGTGTTTTGGATATTTTCTTTATATTTATATAAGTAATTATATAGGACTTTCTTAATTACAAACTTAAAATACAAATTCGAAAAATAAAATGGCAGAAAGAATCGTATCACCCGGCGTATTTACAAGAGAAAATGACCTTTCCTTCTTAGCGCAAGGAGTAGGTGAAATTGGAGCAGCATTTATAGGACCTTTTAAGCAAGGACCTGCATTTGTTCCAACTATTGTTAGAACGCAATCAGAATTCGAAGATATCTTCGGAACACCTGATGGAACTTATTATACTGAATATGCAGTACAAAACTATTTAAGAGAAGCTGGAAGTGCTACCATCGTAAGAGTTGGTGGTATTGGTGGTTATACTCAAGCTAAACCTCTTGGTATTTTCGCATCTGGTGGATTGATTGGAGAAAAACTTATTGGAGTTTTATACTCAACCGCTTTAGGTGATGAAGGTGTTGGATTTAACAACCCAGCAGTAAGTGCACAAGGACCTGGATTTGCATCTGGTTCATTTGTAGTATCTTCTTCATTTGGATTTGTATCGGCTTCTATTTTAGAAACCGCTACTAACGATGTACTAGATACATTTGGTTCTTCACCATTTGGAGCTAAATCTGCATACACTTACGCTTATTTCAAAAATATAGCAACAACTAATTATACTAACGCCGCTGCAGGATTGTGGGGCGGAACATCTATATCAGTAAACGATTTACCAGACCAAACATATGGTGATATTAGTACTGCAGAAACTCCATATGTTAAATCTCAAAAAGATAATAACAATGTTAGATATGATTTATTTAAGTTTGTAACTTTAGGACATGGTACTCCATATAACACTAAATTTAAAATTGGTATTTCAAATGTAAAGGCAGCTGGTGAAGATGGTGGAACTGATTACTCAACATTCACTGTAACTGTAAGAGGATATAGTGATACTGATAAAAGAAAGACAGTAATTGAAACATTTAACAATGTAAACTTAGATGCTTCTTCTGCAAACTATATTGCTAGAAGAATTGGTGATAGATGGAATGAAATTGATTCTAATGGTAAGATAACTGAATATGGCGATTACTCAAACAAATCAAAATATGTAAGAGTAGTTGTAGCTAATGAGGGTTCATTCCCAATTTCATCAGCACCATTCGGACACGCATCATATGTTAATCCAATCGCAGTTGATGGAGCTGATTACACAAAAGTACCTCCAGTAGTTTATCAAACTGGTTCTGTTATTAATACATCTTCTTCTCCTGTATATTATTCTGGATTTGATTTTGAAACAATGGGTGTTTCTGATGATAACAAACAATACTTAAAACCAATCGCTGGTGGAACTTTATACAACATAACAGGATCTAATTCTGTATTCGCATTTGATTCTCAATTAACGTATCAAATGACGGGTTCAGCAGCAGTTGATATGGTTAAGAGACAATTTATATTAGGATTCCAATATGGTTGGGATGGTATGAATCCAACAAAAAAGATTCAAATACATAATACTAATAACGATACTATAACTGCAGGAAATACGCAAGGATTTGATTGTTCAACCAACGCATCTAATGGTTCACTTGCATATACAAAAGCAATCAACGCTATATCAAACGCAGATGAGTGGGATATCAACTTAGTTGTAACTCCTGGTATTGTTAAAAGTTTACACCCTGCTATTACTCAAAAAGTAATTGATATGGTTGAAGATAGACAAGATTGTTTCTACATCGCTGATTTTGTAAATGCACCTGCATTGATTACTGAAGCAACTGAAGCAGCTAACTCTGTTGATTCAAACTATGTAGCAACTTACTACCCTTGGGTTAAGACAGTTAATACAAATAATAATAAATTAATGAGTGTACCTCCATCAGTATTGATGCCGGCTGTATTCGCTGCAAACGATAGATTGGCGGCTGAGTGGTTTGCACCTGCTGGTTTGAATAGAGGTGGTATTAGTGGAGCAGTTAGTGTATTGAATAGATTAACACACTCTGAAAGAGATACTCTATATGAGAACAAAGTAAACCCAATCGCAGCATTCCCTGGACAAGGTATTGTAGCATTCGGACAGAAGACATTACAAGATAAGGCATCTGCTTTAGATAGAATCAATGTTAGAAGATTACTTATTACTCTTAAGAAGTTTATCGCTTCAACATCTCGTTTCTTAGTGTTCGAACAAAATACTTCTACAACTCGTCAAAGATTCTTAAACACTGTGAACCCTTACTTAGAGGCAGTTCAACAAAGACAAGGTTTATACGCTTTCAGAGTTGTAATGGATGAAAGTAACAACACACCTGATGTAATTGATAGAAACATATTAGCAGGACAAATTTTCTTACAACCGGCTAAGACAGCGGAATTTATCGTAATAGATTTCAACATCTTACCAACTGGAGCAAGTTTTAACGCATAATACGAAAATCAATAAAGTAGATATTTATTAATACAAATAAAAGGAATAAAAAATGGCAGAAATATTAGAGTTTGATAAGATGTTCTATACGAACTTCGAACCGAAGATGAAAAATAGATATGTGATGGAGATAGATAATATCCCTTCATATCTTGTAAAGGCAGCAAATAGACCTACAATTCAATTTGAAACCGTAACTTTAGACCATATCAACGTAAAGAGAAAGTTGAAAGGTAAAGGTGAGTGGCAAGATATCACTATCACTCTTTATGACCCAATCGTTCCTTCTGGAGCACAAGCGGTAATGGAGTGGATTCGTTTAGGACATGAATCTATCACTGGTAGAGATGGATACGCTGATTTCTATAAGAAAGATGTTGATTTCTATCTATTAGGACCAGTTGGTGATAAGATTGAACAATGGAAGTTGAAAGGTGCATTTATCTCTCAAGCAAACTTTGGAGATTTATCATTCGATTCAAACGAACCAGCAACAATCGAATTGACATTATCTTATGATTACGCAATCTTAGAATTCTAATCTAAAAATAATAAAAATAAGGGGATTTCAAAAGAATCCCCTTTTTTGTGCTTTCTATTTTTTTAATTTCTATGTATTTATATATACAAACAAAATAAACAACGTTATGGCAGAAATGACAAATACAACTAAGGTGCAAATGCAAACAGCACCAAAACAAAATGATTTCCCAACCGAAACCATTGAATTACCATCTCAAGGATTAGTGTATCCTGAAGGACATCCTTTAAGAAAGGGTACGATTGAAATCAAATATATGACAGCAAGAGAAGAAGATATTCTTGCATCTCAAAATCTTATCAAAAAAGGTATTGTTTTGGATAAATTATTTGAATCAGTTGTGGTTGAGCCTGGTGTAAATCCAAATGATATTTACATTGGTGATAAGAACGCTATCCTTTTAGCAACTCGTATTTTAGGATATGGTGCTGATTATGAAATAGAGATGACTGACCCTTTTACTTTAGAAACGCAAGCAGTAACTATTGATTTGGGTAAAGTTCAAACAAAAGATATTGATACGGAAGTATTGAATTCTCAAAATTTATATAAATTCATATTACCTTCAAGTGGTAAAGAAATTGAATTTAAATTACTTACACATGGTGATGAGCAAGATATAACAAAAGAAACTCAGGCTTTAGAAAAGTTAAACAAAAACGCATCTACTCAATTTGATGTAACAACTAGATTGAAGTATATGATTAAATCGGTTGATGGTAATACTGATAGAGGATTTATCAACAAATGGGTATATAACGCATTTTTAGCAAAAGATACTAAGGCGTTTAGAAAGCATGTTAAGGAAATGAGTCCTGATATGGATTTAACATTCCAATTTACATCACAAATAACTGGTGAATCGGAGGCGCTTGATATACCCTTCGGGATTAACTTTTTTTACCCTACCGCTTGATTATAGAATACAATTACATTCTCAGATTTGGGAAATGGTTCAGTTCAGTAATGGATTTACTTGGTCTGAAGTTTACCATATGCCTGTATATTTAAGAAGGTTTTATTTTAATAAATTAGTAGAATTAAAGAAAAAAGAAGCTGAAGAGATGAAAAAAGCTCAAAGTAAATCGAAAGTGAGGATGCGTTAATCCTCACTTTTTTATTATCCAATATTTATACAATATAAATGGATATACTATGTCAAAAGAAAAACAACCAATAAAAGAAGGACTATTCAGTTCAGCTAAGAAATTTACTGATGCATTTTTTGATGGGTTAAAACAAAATGCAATAAATAAAGCATTGGACCAGGCAAAACAAAACAAATTTCCACCGGATGTAATCGATGCTATGGAAAGAATGGAAAAGGAGAGAGATACTCTTAATAAATTAATACAAAAGTATTCAAAATAATTCCATAAATGGCGGAAAATTTAGATAAACAAAAAAAAGACGCTTTATTAGAGTTTGCAAAAGCTAGAAGGGAACAAATGCGCCTTGAACAAGAAGCACTACAAACCGGTGCGGATATGACCGTTCAAATAAGGGCTCAAAGAGATTTGGCGGCAGAGCAACTTAAAGTAGTTAGAAAATTAAATCAAACTAGATTAGATGGATTAAAAAGTGCGGAAAGTTCACTAGGTAGTATGAGTGGTCTATATCAAAATCTAAATAAATTTGAAAAAGAAAGAATTAAAAATACATTTACTTCAAAAGATTTAACAATGGAGCAAACCGCTTCATTGAATAAAATGGCTGAAATTAATAGAAGTATTTCTCAATTAACAATAGATGATATAGCCGGTCATGCTGCTTTAAATCAAGAATATAAAGAAATCCAAGCTAGCTTGGGTAACATGAGTAAAGAAGATAAAAAAATTGTTGAAAATTTAAAAGAACAAAATACGCTGGCCCAAAGTTATGGGAAAATGACAAAAACTCAAAAGGATTTTTTAGGAAAGCAAATAGCGGTGTATGATGGTATAAAAGATGCAATTGGTGGAGTATTGGAAACGGCCAGCTTATTGACATCTAATTTTAAAGGGGCTATGGGAGCTGCAATAATTGGTGTTGGGTTTGGTTTGGAGAAATGGGGTAAGAGTGTTAGAAGTTTCGGAGGATATGTAGATTCAGCACAAATATCATCAGTTGCATTAGGTCTTGTTTTTAAAGATGCAGAAGAAGTAACAAAAGGGTTATCAAAAGAATTTGGAGGATTAAAGGATGTATCATTTAGTACGCAATTAAATACCAATTTAATGGCTACTAATATGGGTATTAGTGGTGCTGAAGCTGCAAACGTTGTTGGTAACTTTGCAAGAATGAACGATGGTTCTGCTTCAACTGCTATGGATATGGCAGCAACTACAAAAGCAATGGGTAAGGCAGCTGGTGTTCCAATTGATTCTTTAATGAAGGATGTGGCTGGTTCATCAAAAGCATTTGCTGAATATGGTAAAGATGGTGGATTAAATATAGCTAAAGCAGCAGTATCTGCAGCTAAGTTGGGTGTTAGTATGGATGCAATGACCAAAGTAAGTGATTCATTGTTAGATTTTGAAACATCTATTAATGCAGAGATGGAATTGGGGGCGATGATGGGTAAGCAACTTAACTTAGATAGAGCAAGAGGATTAGCTTTTAACGGAGATATGGTTGGAGCTGTAAAAGAAACAGTAAATCAGTTGGGTGGCATTGAGGCATTTAATAAAATGGACATCTTCCAAAAGAGAAAAGCAGCAGAATTATTAGGATTATCAGTTGATGAGTATCAAAAAATGGCAAATAATGCTGATAAATTAAATGATGATGGGACTGTTCAACTTTCTAAATTTGATGCTATTAAGGAAACGTTGACAGCACTTGCAACAGGCCCAGCAGCTGGTTTTGCTAAAACAATGGGTAGTAGTTTAATTGCAATTGGTCAAATGGGACCTGGATTTAAAATGATGGATGGGGCAATGGGTGGTGTATTAAGTAAATCAGCACAGTTTCTTAAAAATTTAGTAAAAGCTGCAGCTAGCAAAATTATGGGTAAAGGTGGCCCTGGCGATTCTGCATCTCAATTTGCTGGTGGTAGTTTTTCAAAAGGAAAAGAATTACTTGCACAAAGAAACGCAGCAGCTGCAGGTAAAACTCCATCTACCGCAACAACGCCAGCAGCAGGTGGTGGTGGGGCTGACCAAGCAAATAAATTTGGAAAAATAAAAGCAGGTGATTTAATTAAAGGAGCAGCAGCATTATTAATATTGGCAGCAGCACTTTGGGTATCAGCTAAAGCATTCCAAGAGTTTGCTACCGTACAATGGGAATCTGTTGCTAAGGGATTGGTTGGATTAGTTGGATTGGCAGCAATTGCTTATATATTAGGAAAGGCGCAAGGTGAAATGATTAAAGGAGCTATCGCAGTAGCAATATTGGGAGTGGCATTAATTCCATTCGCATTTGCTATGAGTTTGATAGCAGGATTAGATATTGGTTCTGTATTGGCAGCTGCGGCTGGATTAGTAATATTCGGAGCAGCTGTATTTGCATTAGGTGCACTAATGTTTACTGGAGTTGGTGCATTAGTATTTGGAGCTGGTTTATTGGCATTGGCTGGATTAGGAGTTGCATTATTAGTATTAGGCGCTGGTTTAGTTATGGTAGGTGCTGGATTTTCAGCAATATCCGGTTCTCTACCTGGTATATTAGAACAAGTATCCGCAGTATCTCAAATTGATTTTATGCCGATATTAGGATTAGCAGGAGCATTAACTATGTTAGCAGGTGCATTGGCATTGGTTGCTATTAGTGGTTTACTTGCACTTCCTGTTTTGATGGCATTGGGTGGATTATCAGTTTTATTTGGAGGTGGTGAAGGTGGTGGTGAAGGTAAGAAAGATAGTACCACAGAATTGATAGATGAAATAAAAGGTTTAAGAGCAGATTTAAATGCTGGCAAAATATCCGTTCATATGGATGGACAAAAAGTTACATCAAGAGTATCAGCAATAGTTGATAAAGGTAGTTCAAATTCATATGGTAAAAGATAACGATGGGTAAGACAATAGAAGAATTATTTAAGACCAAAGTATTAGCAGATGGCAAAACAGCGGAGCAGAAATATGATATCCGTAATAGTAAAGATTTGCCTATAAGTGCAAACACTACGGTATTGCTACAACCATCGTTTAGAGTGGCAACAGCACTAAGAAGAAAAATATCAACAACAAAAGGTGAAAGTAGATTAGAAGAAGAAACAAGTGGATTACGAATAATAAATACATTATCAGCACCCCTAATATATGGTACTGATATATTTAAATTTCAAAAAAAATCAACTAGACTAGTTGAAATAATGAAGGATGGTGTAAATTCCAATAACCCTCAAGATGCTGGTATTGTTGGTAACTTTCTTAAAAAAGCAGAAAACTTTGGATTAAAAGTTGCAAGTAAATTGGGTATTGCTTTTCCTGAATCAACTATACCAACAAAGATTTCATTAAACTCAGATTTTAAAGCAGGTAAAGAACCTGATACAATGATTACTCTTGCTAAAATCAAAAACGATTCAAAGGGTAATTTAATTGGACAAGTTTTAAAGAATAGTGCAAGAGGAACTCCTAAGCAAATTGGTAATCAATTATTAGGAGCCGGTGTAAATTTACTTAAAGGCGAAATAAAGAAAAAATTGTTCGGTGCACCTAAACAAGGAGCACAAAACTTAGCAGGCAAAAGTGAGCAAGAAGTACAATACGATAGTTCAGGAAAATATTCAGATACAGTAAATCCAATTGATGAAGATTATTTTAAAAGAAATGACCTTTCATCGGTTTTAGTTGCACAAGAAACAAAAGCAGCTGGTGGTGGAAGTTCAGTTAATAAAAAAATAAATGAGTTAGTACCAAAATCAAAAGGATTGGATATTCCTAATCCTGGTGGAGTATTATCAAGTGTTAGTGATAAATTCAAAACAGCAACGGCTGATGGAAAACTTAAATTAGCATCTGCACAAAAGCAAGGACAACAATCTATATCCGATGGTAAGACTAAGGTAGGTGATACTAAAAAAGATGCCGCAGCGGGAGCTAAAGATGCTAATATTACATATTCATCTACAATAGATGCCAAATCAACTGATATTAAATTAAGAAATGATTTATCATCAAAACTTGATTCAATAAATGTATCAAATGATGCAGAAAAATCTAAGGGAGCAGTTGTAAGTAAACCAGGTGTACCTGAAGCTCCAGCTGATTTATCTGTAGTTAGTAAAAAATTACCAGTTAAAAATCCATTTGCATCTATATCAGAAAAATTAGATTCTACAAAAAAAGAAGCAACTGCAAAATTAGAACAGGGTAGAAAAGAAGGACAACAAAAATTAGCAGCAAAGGATGATACGGCAATCGCAGCTGGAATTGAATCAAAAAATGACGGTACAACAAAATACTCTGATACGGTTGATGAAACTCAAGATGATATTAAGTTAAGAAATGATTTATCATCTAAATTGGAAGCGTTGAACGCAGCATCATCGACATTAGATACAAGTGCAACATCAGCAACTAGAGGAGCAGTTGGTATAACTACTTATTCATCATTAAAAGATGGACAAACTCCTAAAGTAACTTTAAAAACAAAATATAGTATTGATAGTAATGATAAATCTGATTTTGTAAATGAACAAACACAATATAAAGGTGATTCATTAAAAATAGATACCGATACATTGGATGATTATGATTTTATAACTTTAAAATTCACATCAATTGCAAAGGGAGAATCTGTAAATTTTAGAGCAACTCTATCTGGTATTACGGAAACTACAACACCAAGTTGGGATTCCGCTAAATTTATTGGTTCTCCATTTCCATATTGGACTTATACTGGTATAGAAAGAAGTGTATCTTTTAATTTTAAAGTATATTCAACTACACCATTACAACATATAGCAGCTTGGCAAAGATTAAACTTTTTAACTTCGTTAGCATACCCACAGGCCTACGCCAAAGGTATAGCTGTGATAGCACCATTTCTTAAAATTACTATTGGTAATTTATACAAAAACAAAGAATGTTTTATTTCACAATTATCATATACTGTTGATGATAATGGTACTTGGGAAGTTGGACCTACTGCTGGTATGGGAATAGCTGATAATGAAACATTTACGATAAACGGAGAATCTACAACATTAGATAATTATAAATTACCTAAAATTATTGATGTAAGTGTAACATTAAATTTAGTAGAATCAAAGAGTAGTACACAGCATGGTTATTTATACGGATTTGATAAAGTCCCTAAAGTTACAAAAGCTAGTATTCAGACTACGGGAAAATCAGCTGAAGTTGCATCTGATGCAAATACTAAAAATAGTGTATCACAAACAGAAGCTACAATTAATACATCAGCAGCAAAAGAAATAACAGTAAACACTTCTGCAAAAGTAAATAATCCGGGTCAATCAAAAACAACATCTACGGCAATTGGTACTGAAGCTAAAAAAGTAGAAGAAGCTAAAGGTGGGACAAAAATAGAAGCAGGCGCTAAACCAAAACAACCAATACCAGCAGATGACCCAGTAAAAGGAAAATTTGTTAAAACATATGTAACTAAATCTCCTCCCCAAAGTTCGTTATTAATATACACAAAACCAAATGCAAAAAAACCTGGTCAATTTATTGCAACTGCTTATTTAAATGGAAAAGAAGTTGTATATGCAACGGGTAAAGATTGTACCACAAGCGAAGCAGCTGTAAAATTTTTAGAAAATGCTGAACTTAAATCATTATAGAAAATGCAAAGTAGATATTATAATTTAGAAACTAAAAAAACTCACGATGGTAGGATAGTATATAGACCAAAACTATATCCTAATATTCCATTAAGAGATGATGATGTCTATGTAATGACTGAATTGGGTGATAGGTTGGATACATTAGCATTTCAATATTATCAAGACCCAACACTTTGGTGGATTATAGCATCCGCAAATAATATACACGACGCTCCATTAGGATTTCCAGAAGAAACTGTATTAAGAATTCCATTGAACTATATAGAAATAGTATCCGATTTTACAAATTATTAAAATTAAATAAAGTTTATGTCATCATTTCCAAATTTTTCCAATATTGCCCCACATGTAATAGCAGAACTTTCTTCTAGAAAAGGGGACATTATGAAAGTATCTAATCTAAATGCTTGGGTTAGAGTTGCATCGGGTGTTGGTGGTGGATGTCAACTAATATCAAATCCCAACTTCTCATTGTTTGGGGCTGCTGGTTCTATATATGGTAATAATGATTTGAGTGGTACGATAGGATATAGCTGGGATTTGGGAAAATTTGTTGTTGCTCCTGACTTTCATGGTTATAGACCTAAACCAAACATAACTTCAATTGAAGTAGATGAAGGATCTGGAAATATTTCTAGAAAAGCAACATTTTCTATAACTTGTTATACAAGAGCACAATTGGATGAAATGTGTAAATATTTTTTAGAACCAGGATATACAATATTTTTAGAGTGGGGATGGAATACAACTAGTGGTGTATCTCAATTTGTTCCAGCATTAAGTGGAGATTCGGTTGGAGCAAATCAATCATTTCAAACCGTTAATAACAAAAGAAAGGCATCCAACGGACACTATGATAATTATTTAGGATTTATAACAGGTGGTAGTGTTTCAATGAGTGGGCAAGAATGGACAATAAGTGTAAAGTGTACGGGATTCACAGAACTACCAGCATTTCTTAATGCAGCTGATAATACGGAAGGTAAAGGTGAAACAACAGCTGAGGCAGCTAAAGCATATGATGTATCCAAAATATCAGCAGAACCTGATTTAGGTAAGCAGAGATTTATGATGGGTTTTAATAGATTACCTAGCAACAAACAAAGTGTAAAAGTACAGGATTTAATAACTGATGCATTTTATGCATCTCCTTTAAATTTTGTAAACGTAGATGAAAATGTAAAAGCTGAGATGAATAGTAAAATGAAAGGTACTAGTTTTCTTGGATTTAAATTTGGAGGAGGTGCAACAACTGCAGATGCTGGTACAGATGCAAAAACAGTAGACTTACCGGAAGGTACTGATTTGATTGGGGATTCTGGTTTTATAAAATTTGGTGTATTATCTGGAATTCTAAGTCAAATTGGGTTTGAGGCTTATAAAATAGGACCTAATTTAGTTAGTGTTAGTGTTAATACAAAAAATACAGTATGTACAGCATTTCCAAAGATATTTAGTACTGATAAAAATAAATTATTTATACCAAATCCAAATACGCCTAAATTTTCATTATTACAGGCATCTGAAAATACTGCTCAAACTGATTTTAGTTCAATTATAAATTGTTCAGTAGAGCATGGTGGCGCAAGAGTAAGATTTCCATATGACCAACCTATTGTAAAAGGTTCGGTAGCTGGTAGAACTCCAGGTAAAATTCAACATGGAGATGATGGTACATTTTTAGGATTAAACAAACCAGCATTAGCATATGGATTTTTAGATGACCTTTATGTTAATTTAGAATTTGCAAAAGGTATTTTAGAAACAAAAAACTTTTCTATAAAAGATGCACTTTATCAACTTCTTAATGGTATGTCTGGTGCTGCGTGTGGTTTGTGGGATTTTCAAATTATTGAAACAACGGCAGATGGTGGTAGTAGTGAATTAAGTGTGGTTGATATGAACATGGCACCTCAAACAAGTGGAACTCCATATAGATTTGATGTAGCTGGTTCTGATTCTATTTTTATGGATGCTTCATTAGATTTAGATATTAGTGGCGCAAAAATGAATCAAATTATTGGAAACAGATTAGGACAAAAAATGAATGGTTCTTCACCATCAACTGAAAGCTCAAAAAAAGCAGGACTTTTTACAAATGAGCCAGATTTAGTTCTAACTAGTATTAAGAAAAAACAAGCTACTACAGTAACAACCACAAAGGCACCAACCGCTGCACAACAGGAAGCTGCGGCAGAAGCAGAAGAAGAAGCTGTTAAAAAAGCTAAAGAAAAGGCGATGCAATTATTTTTAAGTAGAATTGGATATGCACCTAAAGTACACTTACTACCAAATGCAGATTTTAATCAAGAATTAGAAGCAATGACTTATATTACAGCATATAATGACCAATTAGTATTTGAATCGTTAAAAAATGGTAAAGATGTAGTTGGAGAAGCTCAGGGAGTATCTGCGTTAATGCCAATTAAATTTAGTTTTACTATTCATGGTGTGAGTGGTATTAAAAGAGGAGATAAATTTAGAGTTGGTGGTATTCCAAAAGCATATGAAGAAACTGGATTCTTCCAAGTAACATCTGTAAAACAAACAATTACTGATATGATTTGGAAAACTGAAATAGAGGGTGGATTTAGATTACAACCTAATAAAAAATAATAAAAATGGATTTAAATAGATATAATAAAGTATCAAATATAGGAAGTGATTTTAGAGAAAAAAGAATATCACCACATCTACCAACTCCAAACGATTTGGATTATGAAAGAGGATATATTGTAAGATACTTTATACAAAAAGCAAATGATACACAATCAAGAATAACTGAAGTGGATTATATTGGATATAGCAAATTTGTAGGTGATGCATTTTATACTACAGTATCATTGGATTGGAAAATTAAAGGCACTGATGCAGAAATAAAACAATGCAATTTTAAATCAATAAAGACGGGTATTGATAGAATACCATTAATACAATCATATCTTCCAAATTTAATGCAATTTAAAAAGAAGAAAGATTTGGTAATCTAAATTATTATTCGTATATTTACATAATTATATGGGGATGCCATGGACTTGATTGCAATGAGAATGGTAGTACCACACGTAGAGAGATGTGCTAGAGCTCTTTAAATCTGCGCAAACAAACAACTGACGAAATGTCAACTATGACCTTTGATTCTAT